CTGCGCGGCGCCCACGGTCCAGTCCTTCACCCAACTAAGGGCATTCTTGATCGCGTCCGCCAGGAGGTTGCCGGCAGTGGCGCCCTTGACCATGCTAACGGTGATCCCATCGATGCCCTGGGACGCGCCGCGCGCAGCCTGCGTCGCCGCCTGCTCCATGCTCGACAGGCCAGTGTTGACGCTCTTGATCGAGGCGTTCGCCTTGTTGACGTCCACCTCGACGACGAGTTCCAGCTTGGAGGAGTTATCTGCCATTTCCGTTCCCGCTCTTCTCGCGGTCGAGAAGGTCCCGCTCTTCAGCGATGATCAACATCGCAGCCAGTTCATCCGCGCGGATGTCCTGAAGGGAAATCCGCACGCCCAGCTTCAACGCGCACATCAGGTCGAGCGCGCGCCGGATGACGAGCCCCTTCTCCGAGGCTTGGGCGGCATCGAGCCGGTCATGCGGACAGTGGTCGCATCGGCCGCCGTCATCGGGAGAGTCGGGGCAGAGGCCAGGATCGCACAGTTCCTCGCGCCGCATGGCCCAATGCACCAGGAACCTGAACGAGGGATCCGCAGGCCACTCCCCGGCTAGAAATTTGCTTCGCGATCCTCTGCGAACGCATTGTCCATCGCGTCTATGGCGGCCTTCACCGCCACCGCCTGGTGGATGATCGGAACATCGCCAGCGTAGCCCCAGGTGGAGGTGACGAGCTTTTTATAGAGCACGCCAGCCGGCGCGATGTTGATGGTGAGTTCCTGCTTGCCGAAGGGGAGGTCGAGCACCCGCGCGAAGCCGCGCCGGTAATCGAAGACGTCCTTCGCCGAGGGCATGTTCAGAACGTGGGTCGTGGATCCGCCCAGGACCCGCGTGGTGATGCGGAAAGAGTCCCCCTCGGACACCACGTCGTCCACCTCGGCCGTCGATAGCTGCTCGACCACCTTGACGGCTTCGAAGGCGTCAATGTCCGGCGCCGGGTCCGTGCGGATCTTGGCGACCAGCGCGGCATCCACGTCCTCGCCATTGCCGACGACGGTTTCGGAGACGCCGCGCCCCAACTGCTTGATAACGACCTTGCGGCGACGCTGGCGTTCTATCCATTCGTCGTCGGAAGGAAAGCGGACGCGGACGGTTTTCACTCCGCCCGGCGCCCGCAGATTGATCGCGATCGGTCTGCTTGCATCAAACACTACAGCAGTCTGTTCCATGGTTCTCCTTACTGGCAGATGCCGTCCACCGCTGATTTGGCCACTGCGGTGAGGATGCCGTTGGTGGCGTCGTACTGGGGCACGCAGTCCACCGCGACGGTGGCGAACTGATCCGTCTCCCCGATCTCCACCGTGGAGAAGGCGACCTTCTGCCAGGTGAGTTGGAGCGAGTTGTTGGCGTCGTAGTCGAGCGCCATGACCGCGGTGCCGGTGGTCTGCGCCTTGAGCTTCGCGTATTCTGCCGAGATGGCATCGAAGCGGGCGACGAACTTCAAGGTGCCCTGCCGGTTGCCAAACTCCAGCCGGCCGCGGATCGCGCCGGTGGTGGCGTCGCCGCCCGTCTGGAAGCCCGAGCCCGGATAGAAGCCGTCGTTCATCCGGAGATTGTTTTTCCAGGAGGTTTCCAGGGAGACGAGGTTCTTGGCGGTGACGTAGTCCACGCCGTTGATCGTCAACGTAAGAGAGGCGGACGGCAGCAGCTTCTCGACGGTGGCAGCCGGCATGACGATGCCGGTGGCCGAGTCGATGACCTTGCCTGAGCCCGCGAACTCGACGGTGATCTTGCTGTTAGCGCGCCCGGGCCCGGACCCGATGGCGATGGTGAAGCTCTCGATGGCGCAACCCACTGCCTGCCGGTCCAGGATCACGCCGCTGCCTGGCCGAATCTGCTCCACGAACGAGAAGTACGGCAGTTCGGTGTCGTCGCCGGCAGACGGAAAGAGCGGAGTGCAGGTGTACGTGAAGGCAGGGGAGGAGCCCGACTTCACCACCTTGCCCAGGCCGAAGCACACCGCCCACGCGGCCATCTCCGCGCTCAGGTATTTCTCCAGCGTCCCGGTCACGTCCCAGGACGTCTTGAAGGTCGTGGTGGCGAATTCGTGGCCCTTGCCATACTCTGCTGCGTCGTCTTCAATCGCCAGCTTCGGGTTGGCGAGCGCGGCGTTGAGCTTGTTCATTCGCCACATCACCCCAGCAGCCTGCGCGGTGACGATGTCGGTCTGCTTGCCCTTGCCAAAACAGACGAGAATTTCCTGCAGTCTAGTGGCCGACATTTTCGGTTACCTCCTGTTTGGCTGCCGCCGGTGGAGCACACTGGTTCCAACCCTTTACGAGCAGTGGCACGAGGATCTCGGGCGTCGCTTCTACTTCCTTCGGCTCGCCCTTGCCGAAAGGCGGTGCTAACCACACGGTGTCCATCAGTCGTCTCCTATTTCGGTGAATGAAAGCGGCATCTCAAAATAGTCCAGGCCCTCGGCGTCCGTCTGCCGTTGGATCTGGGGGAGATCCATCGGGTAGCAGGACGCGTTGACCGTTAGGTTGATCATCTGGATGTCGCCCGTCGTGACCGGGGTGCCCTTGGTGATCAACTTGAAAAGAGCGTAGTAGGCACTGGGGTCGGCGTTGTCGCCCACCCGCAAAAACAGTGTGACCTGGTGCTTCCAGACATCCATTCCCCCCGAGGATCCTGGCCCCGTGCCCTGCCACACCGCCATGCAGCCGGGCGCCGGCATGGTGTGGATCGCGTGAACCAGGCTAACCTTTTTCGGGTAGGTGTCCCGGTAGGCGTAGATTCTGGTTGCGTCCGCGCCCATGGCGGCGACCAGGTCCGGAATGTCCTGCAGCGCGGCGACAAGGTCGTCAACCAGATCGTAGGGATCGATCATTTGCTTTCCATCGCCCGTTCAAGGATCAGCGTGGGCGCCATTTCCGTCAAGATCCGGCTGGCGGACTCCTGAGTAGCCTTCTGGTTCTTCGGCGAGAACAGAACCCAGGGTTCGATCTTCTGGTTGATCCAGGCTTTCAGCCGGCCACTGCGCGAAGAGTTGTTGGCCTTCGCCTTGTTATCCGAGACGGTTCGCACCTGGAAGTTCCGCAGCATGTCGCCGGTCAACATGAGGTTCCGCTTGTCGCCCAGGCCCAGCCGGGTCTTTTGCCTGGCGTACCCCTTGGTCAGTGGCTTGGACGGCGCATCGTTCGAATCCAGCGCCGCCGCCAGCCGATTCTTTACCGCCGCCACGCCAACGGTGCCGATCTTGAGCATCGACTGCTGGCGAAAGTTCATCCGGTCGATCCGGACCTGTTTTTTGTAGAAGACCCGCACTGACGGCATCAGATCACCTTGCGCAGCGATAGCCAACATCCGCCCATCGGATCGGTGTGCACGTCGAACACGGCGCAAGTCGCGCCGGCGACGGTGACCGAGTCGCCCTGGTCCGGAGCCGTAGTGAAGTCAGAAAGGTGAACGAACAGTCGAGCGTAGAGCGCGTCCTTGTGCGTCTCCTCATCGCCCTTGCGTTCGAGGACGCCGCTGACGGTGAAGGGATCGCCGGTGCCCTGCTGATAGGACACTGCCTGGCCGAACGCGGCTAGAACAGCCGCGTTCGCTAGAGCTGCCTGTGCGTCAAACGCGCTCATCGGAAGGCGCCTACGCCGAGGCCAGGTAGTAGGTGACCCACGCCTCGATCACGCCGGCGGTGAGTGGGCCGGACGCGACCGTGATCGCCAGCTTGCCGGCACCGGCCATCTTGAACGGAGTGGCCTCCGACGTCGCCACGAGCACGGCGTCCGTACCGAGCGACGCCTTGCCGGTCGCCGTCAGGATGGAATTGGCCGCGGAACCCGCCGCGGTGCCGATCGCCACCGTCGCGGCGCCCGTGGCGGTCACGGCCCCGGTAGAGTTGATAACCCCATCGGTGACTACCGCGTTGTCCGGGATCGTGTCGCTGTTCGCGGGCGTGCAGGAAGCGCCGCCGTCGACAGCGTAGTCGTACTTCATGTGCGCCACGTGGATGCCGTTGGCCTGGCCGGAGAAGCCGGGCACGCCAAACAGGACCACGCGGACCGTGGCGGCGCCCGTCACTGCGGCCACTTCGACGTTTCCGATGAGAAGGTTTTCCCCGACCGTGGACGTGACCACGTGGTTGGTGTCGTCCCAGTAAGCGAGATCGCCCTGGGCGAAAGTGCTGGAGTCCTTGGCGAGATCGAAGACGCCCAGGACATCGCACTCCACGTTGGAGCCCGAGGTCGTGTCGTTGGCCGCCACGCCGAAGACGTTGCCCACCTTGAAGCCGCCGCCCGAAAGCAAGTTGTAGGGCGCGACCAGGGTGAGGTTTCTACCGCTTTTCACAAAGTTCGTCATTGAAGATTCTCCTGGTTTTCTTTGTCTGCGCGGGAGGCTGTTGCCGGCCTCCCGCTGGGTTGCCTGGTTGGTTGCGCCTACGCCGTGTTCTTGCAGAGGCCGCGATAGTCAATCGCGCCCGCCGCGAAATCCAGCCGCGCCTTGATCTCGACGCCATCCACATCGAAGCCCTGGCGGGTCTCGATGTAAACGCCCTGCTGCCCTTCGAGGTAGCAGTATTCGAGCGTATCGATCTGCGAGGGGTCGACCGACATGTACCAGCTCGTGGTCGAATTCGCGTCCAGACGGCCCTCGACGATCTTCTGGAGGGACTGGATCCAGGGCGGCACCACGCCGGTGACCGCGGTCGCGGCCAGGTTGATCGGGTAGATCAACTGATCTGCGGTGTTTTCGAGCGCCGCGGGGATGATGATGTACCGGGGCTGCAGGTTCAGGATGGTGCCCTTGGGCGCCTTCTGGATTCGGAATGCGCCGCGGGCGGTTGCCAGGCCGGCCACCGCCAGCCCACAGCCGGTGTTGAGGTTCTTGTGCGTCGCGTGGAAGACCGCGAGGCCGTCCGACATGGTCGGATTGCCGGTCACGACCGCCCACACGGTGTCGCTCTCCAGTTGGGCCGCCGCCTGGCCGAGGCCGGCCGGAACGCGGGTCAACGCCTGGAGATCATCGTTGATGATGACTTTGCGCGTGATGGCCACGATCTCGCCGAAGGTAGCCAGCGAGTAGGTCTCCTTCGAGTCCGACAACGCCGTCCGGTGGAACTCGCCCTTTTCGTTGAGCGCCTGCAGCGTCGGAACGTCGGACAACTGCACCCGATTGATGGGCTTGAAGTCCGCGGCCGACACCTGCCGGCAGAAGGGCAGGAAGGTGCGGGGCGCCGCCTCATACGCCTGGCGCAGCGTCTTGTTGGCGACGTTGGCCAGGATGTTGGGGAAGTCGATGGTGGTGATCATGCCGCCGGCGAAGTACTCCTCGGCGCCAAAGCGGCCCTGCAAGGCCACCCGCGCGATCTCGTGGCGCGGCATACCCCGCGTCTTCACCCCTGCGGCTTCCAGGCATTCGCGGGCGATGTCCACCAGCGTCAGGCCGGCGTACTCCTTTCCTGCCTCGCGCAGGATCGCGTCGCCCGGGCTGCCCCGGAACAGGATGCTGGCCTCCATTCCCTTGCGCCGCTTGTCGGTCACGTCTGCGGTAATCCTGGGGCCCTCGTTTTCCCCCCTAATCGGCTTACCGATGGCAGGGGCGGCCAGCTCCGCAAGGATGCGTTCACGGGCGGTCTCGAGGGACAGCCCTTCGTCGATCAGTGCGGTGACGAACTTCTCCTCCAGTTGGAAGGGGGCCGCGACCGTGCGAATCGTGCTCGCACGCAGGCGTTCCACCTTCACGGCCTCGTCGCGCGCCGCGGCGAGTAGTGCTTCGTTGTCACGGGCCACTTCGCCCGCAGCCAGGGTAGTTTGTTCCACTGGTGTCTCCTCTTGGGCAGATGCCCGTTCTGCAACTACAATCGGTGGTGCCGGCGGCTGCGTTCCCGCTGCCGACATGAAAGTCGTGTCCGCGTCGGCGGGAATCGGTAAGAGCGAGATCTCAAACGGTTCCCAATCCGTCGCGGTAAATTCTTTGCGGTCCTGGCCCTTGGGCGTGGTGTCGACCTTTTTGTAGATCCACATACCCGGGCTGAGATTCTGGATGATGCCCGCCTGAACGTCGTTCCAGATCGGCGTAACGCTGTCGCGCTTGCTGAACTGGATCGTCGCCTTGCCTGTGTCGCCCGCCGTCCAGGCGCGCCGAACCACGCCGAGTTGACTCTCCACCCCGTACGCGCTATGCGAATCCAGCACGGGCCCGCCGTTGTTGAGGCGATCCAGCCGGGCACCCTTCATCGCCAGGATGAGGTCGTACTCCTCACCGGTGCGCCAGTCCATGCGGGGTACCTTGGCGCCCGCGTACCACACAGCATCGACAGTCCGGTTGTCCCCATCGGCCGAGGCCGGCGCGAAGGCGACCGGAACCGTAAAGCGTTCCACTTCCCTCGCCTCCGGCTCGGCTGGAGTGCCCGCTAAACCACCGACGACGACCTCCGCGGTTGCCCCCGAGGTGGTGGCGGCCATCCCCGGCGGAATCGTCACGGTGTTGTGCGCGCCCAAATCGCTCGACGCAAGTTCTTCCATGAGAAACTCCTTCGGTCGCTAGGACCTGAACACTCTGACCAACCGCGAATCGGAAAACTCCGCTGACGCCTTCACTGCCGTCTTCACCGCCACTTTCGGCTGGGACGCATCGGGCTCGGCCTCCCCGCTGGTGGTGGGCTGCTCGACACCCTTGTCACTCACGTTGCGCGGATCGCAGTCCAGGATGATCTTCTTCTCGTCCAGCAGATCGTTCACGCGCGCAATCTCGTCCAACTGCTTCTCCGGGTCGTACCCGTTCTGGAGGATCGCTTCGGTCAGCGTCAGTGTGCCGGTGCGGATCTTCTTCAGTTCGGCCATCGCGTCCTTCAACGGGTCCACGGACTCGAACTTGGGAGCGGTCCACTGGACCCCGTACTCGGCCTGCGGCAGCTTGCCGAGCAGCACCAGGGTGTCGATGAACCTGCGCCAGGTCGGCCGGCAAAACATCGGGATCAGCGTCAACCACCGGAACGCCTCGATGGCGTTGCGGAAGCCCAGCATGCCGGCGCGGTAAGAAGAGTAGTTGACCAGGGAAAGGTCGCCAGACAGAAGCTCGTAGGGCACGTCCACGCCCGCGCCGATGCCCTGCAGTTCCGTGGTCAGGTACTCCCGGTAGCCGCCGGCGGAGGCGGGCGCGTTGAACTTGATATCCTCGCCCGGCTTCAGATACTCGATCATGCCGGGGTACATCCGCTCCAGCGTGTTGCCGGTTTTCGGGTCGGTCGACTTCGCGCCGATGGGCAGGCCGCCCGAACCCTCGGGGCGGGTGACGATTCCCGCCAGGCACGCCTCCGTCTTCTTGCGCATGCGTTCAGCGTCCCGGTAATCGTCGAGGTCGCGCAGGGCGAGCATGACGGGCGCCAGCCACGGCACGCCGCGGACCTGGCCAGGGCGCAGGATGTTATAGGCGTGCATTACCTCTTTGGCGGGATACGGCTGGCTCAGAATCCCGCCGCGCGGATTCATCATGTAGACGCCGCCCGGGTGGTAGTTGTACAGCCAGTACGCCTCCCGTTGGCCGTACAAGTTGAACTGCACTCCCTGGATGATGTGCCCGTTCGCCAGCCCCATCGTCCGGTGGATGTCCAAATAATCAGCCTCCAGCACTTGGAGTTGGAGAGGGACGCGGAAATTATCCTGCGCCTGCCGGCCCCGGAAACGAACGACGCCATCGCCGCTCTCTGCAATCGTCCGCACGATCAACGACTGCATGCCGTAGAAATCCAACTGGCCGCCCGGGTCGCAGTTCTCCGCAAAGAACGGCCACTCGGCATCGATGATCTCGTTGAGCGCAGGGCTGCTGGTCTTGGCCTGCGGCACGATCCCGGTCCCCACTGTGTTGCCGACAAGCTCCGCGATTGCCTTGGTGGCATAGGGATTGTTACGCAGCAGCTCGCGCGACCGGTCGCGCAGGTTGATCAGGGACGCGCCAACCTCGGTGTTGGCATCGCCGGCGGAGGCAATCCACCCTTCCGTGCGCCGGCCCGACTTGGCGCCGTCGTAGGCGAACGTCTCCACCGCCGAGCGGAATCGCGCGCGGCGAAATGCCCGCTCGGGCGAGAAGTACCCGATCATTTTGTCGAGGGC